CTCCTTAGATGATGAACGTGCCGCCGATAGCGTATTGATGCCCGCTAACCGTCGTTTTCAAGTAGATGTTCCCGGCAGTGTTTACGTAGCACCCAACTGGCTCATGTGTTGACAGGTCTATCGCCTGAAGCGGTGAAATCATCTGCGGCACTGCGCTCATCCCGGTAATCCTCGGCGTGTTTGTTGCAGCATAAGATGCTGTGAATAGGAAATTGATGTTGCACTGGCTCCCGACGCGGTAAAAACCGCCGCTGTCCACGGTTCCCCGCGAACTGTATGGCGTTATCGTGCCGAAGCTCTCCCTACTCTTGTAGCGTGACGGGTACTCTGCGGCGACCGTCCCGTTCGTGTTGTAGAAGACGAGGCCGTTTGCCGCGTCAAGCTTGCACGTCAACAATGGAATCGAGTCGTCGTTGTATAACTGCAAGCCGTCATGAACAAGCTCTGCCCCGACTCTTTCGGTATAGCCGGGGTCATACTCCTGAAAAACCCTGATTCCTTCGGCTGTCATAAACGTTCCGGTCAATAGTTGGTTATCCTCCGCCACAAACTCTTCAGGGTTAATAGTTGTCGCTAAGGTGCCGAACCGTAAGACAATCAGGTCGTTACTCGCGCTTTCCGTCGTGATGTGAATCGTCCCTTTCGTTATCGTGAAGGCCCCGGTCTCCAGATTCCACGAATTAAGACCGAGCGCGTCCTGAAGGATTCCCGCCCGGATGATGTTCGCGTTAAGTGTCCCGGTCGTTATCACGGCGGCATTTATTGACCCGTTAGGAAGAAGAGCAAGGGTATATGTGCCGTTGTAGCCGTCGGCAGAATGACCGAAGCCGCCGTTATTCCATCTCCAGACGGACTCCGCGAGGGAGATGTCCGCATTATCAAGCGAGACGATTTCCTGAAGGTTGTCTCCGTTGTAAATCAAACGGAAAGTCCCCGCGCCGTTCCTGATTGATTCCGTCGCTGCGTCGACCGCTCGTTCGTAGGCAGACTTCGCAGAGGCGTCGATCTTCTCCTGCGTCTCCTGATTGTTCCCTACGATGATCGCGGCAAGGTTCTGTTTCACCCTGCCGATGGTAATGGTCTTGTAGCGCTCTTTTAATCCGTCAAACTCAACCTTGACTACGCGTGAAGTCGCGTCCACGCCAAGGGCCGAGTATTTGACCTTCAGGGTGTCGCCAAGCATTACGGATTCAAGCGCCCGGTTCTCTTCCTCCAACGACTGGAAAGAGACCTTCCACGAGGTCTTAGCCGCTCCCACGCTGTTCGCCGCAATGTACTGCTCCGCCCTTGTCCGTAACTGTGCCACGGTCGGCGCGTCGTCGAAGTCCCCGGAGAGGTCAAGGAGAAGCACTCGCCCGGAGACTAAAGACCCGGAGACGTTGACATACTTCTCCGGGAGAATGACCACGGTTCCGCTCTCTTCGTCGTACCAATACGGGTACACCCCCGCATAGGTTGATTCTATGGTCGCGTCCTGCTCCAGCGCGGTCATATTCTTGCCGTATCTGATCTCCACGCCACGGTCTGATCCGAGCCTTGTCTTTAATGTCGCCGTTAAGCCGTTGAAGTCCCATTCTCCACCGTAGACGTCTAAGAAGCTCCCGGCCTGTCCGCCAAGGAGCTTCCACAATGTTCTCGGTTCTGATAAGGTGATGCCGGTTTCCACGGTTCTGTCCGTCTGGATAGTGACCGGTGAGGCCGGTGTGCACTTTGTAGGGAGCACGGTCACAGCCTCCGTTAATGATCCTGCGGAAAAAGGCTCAACTACGACCCCGCTCATGTCATACGAGATATGCCTCGCGTAGACCGTGACCACGCCATTCAGCGGCTTTGTGATGCGGTAAATCCTGAATGGCTGAGCCGGTGTCAGGTTGTCCGGGATCGCTGTCACAAAATAGTTGATCGCCAGCTCGTCGAAGTGCTCGCCGGTGACTGGGTACTTCATGGAAAATTCATACTCGCCGTTCACCTCGTGCGTCACGGTGTACTCGATGCAGTCAGAAAGACCGCCGAGGCCGTTGCCAGTGTACGGGTAAGCAGAAGATAAAATCGGTATCATACAACAGCCTCCTGATCTAAACGCCACGCAAAACCGTAGGCACTTTTTCGTTTTCCTCGACAACACTCACTTATTTTGGAGAAAGCGCATCGCCCGTGTTCAGCCTTGAACGAATCACCCGCTTCGCACCAGTTTGCCCATCGGCAAATCGGTTTGCCCGTCTTAATGTCAAACTGCAAGACTGGCAGGAGACCTTTTCTTTTCGTCGCCTTTTCCAGTTCAATTTCAGTTTCCGACCTGATTCGGTGTAATGTTTTTGCTCTTATTTTTTGTTTGTGTTCTTCAGTGAGAGGAGCGTATTTTTTGCCGATGTGTGACGCTCGGTCTTTTTCTATCATTTGTCTTTTCTTTTCTTCAGGCATCTTTGACCAGTCGATGCAGTTTCCTCCGTCCCCGCCTTCCGCGATGTTGTACAATTCAGCACCACTATCACGATAGAACTTTATCCATTTTTTCTCTGCCTCGTTCAGTTGCTGAATCGTATCGCATCTTTCGATGATTTCCGTGAAGAACTTGTCTTTCCCGTATTTTGCGAAAGCAAGTTTTAAGTGAGTTCCGGAACCCTTATAGCATTTCTCAAACTTTGGTTTCTGTCGTTTGCCGATGTATAAAATATCGTTTACAGTGTTCCTTGTGAGATAGATATAGCCGATCACAGTTCCCACCACCTTGGCGTCATTGTGCACTCGCCCGCGCCTGTCCATGTGACGATGTTAGTCCCCGGAACTAATACCGGGAAGTCCGTTGCCTGAATAATCGAATTCAGATTCGCCGCGCCTGAGAAGGCGTTCATGGTTTCGCAGTCGATGAATACCGTCCCGGTGTAGCCGTCCACGAATGTAATGGCCTGACCATTCACCATGATGACGTCGCCCTCTGCCGGGTTCGTTACCGTGAAGAGCGGGCGGGCGTCGAACAGTGTCGGATTCTCGACGTTGTACGGCTCCGCATAGGTCAGCGTTATCGGCCCAGACCCCCACACAACATTCTGCCCCAAGAGAGTAGTAAGCTGTTGAGGGGATAAGGTGTATTCAAGGGGAATAGCCAGCATATAGCAGATTTCGAGTGGATTGCTTTGTAAATAAGCATTTATAGCGTTATGCACTTCTGTGGCAGAATTATAGCCATGCGTTCCGTCTGTCCCCTGCATATCATTTATGTGCAAGGCGATAACACGTCCACCATTGCCGGATATAATGGTATTTTGCATCTGCTGTACCTGTGTATTGGTCATTCCCCAGTTAAGATAGCTTGTTGTTCCAGCGGGTGACGCTACCGGGTCTGCATAATCAGCAGACGCAAGCACGATTGCGGGAAGCCATAACGGGCCATTCGGGCCATAGCCGCCCGTTGTTTTTACATTTACGCCGTCGGCAATGATGCGCTTCCATTTCACCACCAGCTTGCCCGTCACGAAGTCATACGTTCCACCGTAGACTGTTCCTTGATCGGTGAAGGTGACGGAGTACTCGTCCAAGTTTGTCGCACTTCCTTTTCGCATTTGTACGGCTTTAACTCTCGATGGGTCTACAGCGGCATTGTTTGAATATCGCACAAGAACTCGTATGTAATGCGTTGTCGAAACTGTTGTAATAGTTCCCGTCGCTGAATTTATGGTGGTGTATTTTGTACCAACGCCATTTGCGGAAACATATTCGTGAATTTCGTAAAGCGATAGACTGTCCCCAATTTCAAATGCGTACTGTGTGTTTGGCTCTACTGCAATATACGCTGAACGGATGCGAAAATTTGTTGCAGTGTTTGCGCCACTCCCACTAATACTTCCCTGCTCAAAGTCAGAAGGGAAAAGCATATTCTCGCCCGAACGAACAAGCGCCGCTCCCGTATGACCGGAGATAGGACAGATGTTGGAGTAGGGGGACCAAGAGGTAGCCGTTTGCCCTTGCTCAAACTGCAAGTCGGTTATAGTGGCGTTGTTTGCGTTCATCTCAAGCCACACTTGCGCCCACGCTTTGGATGCCGTGTAAGTGTACGCAGAATTTATGCCAACGCCTTGACCGCCATTAATCCAAGTTGTAGGCTCGGTGTCACTCTCTACCACTTGAACGCCATTGACATTGGTTCGTGCAGTATATTTAACTGTGTATTTCTGACCTACTTCCGTCTTGACATTAAAGCCTACGAAACGCCCGCCTGCATCGTAATCAGTAAGCGTTATTACATTCCCGCTCGTTGTAGCTGTCGGCTTCGTATATCCGCTTCGTCTGACATAAGTAGGGGGGATTTTATTCACCATACCCCCTGCTGGCCACGGTGAGTCGTATCCGTTAAGGGACTGGATGGGGGAGAGGGAGACGGACGCGGAGGTGATAGGGGATTCTGCTACGGTTTCGAACGTTACGATCTCCCCGGTCTCCGTTTGCACGTCGGCCTCTACGGTTTCTGGAGTCTCGCCAACCTTCAGGAACCGCTGAGGCTTGCAGTCGAAGGTCATTTCAAAATTTGCCCCGTCGTTTCTGTTCTCCGGTGAGAACGACTGCACTCCCGTAGGAATGCCAAGTCTGTAATGATCCATGTCGTATGTGTCCTCCAGTCTTGCGTAGACTTTTGACGATCTCAGCCAGTTCCTAACGTTCTGCACCTTATCCATGAAGGCTTTAGGAATGAATGCCGGGTAGGTGATCTCGATGTTTTTATAGCGGTTATTCGAGAGAATTAGATCTCCGTTCCTTCCGGGGATTTCGTACTTATCAACGTCAAATTCTGCCGCGTCAAAGCTCCCGGAACCGGAGACGAAAACGCCAAGGTCAGACGATTTCGTCCCGTTATAAGTCAAGGTGTGAATCTTAGCCAAAAGCGGCCTCCTGTCTCCGGGTTATGTCCCCGAACTCGTCCATTAAAACTTCAGCTAATTCGTGAATATCCTGCCCCGGTGCGCCGTATACGTTGATATTAACGCCGCCGAGGTTGTGGTTCGTCGTGTTGTTTGTAAGAGGCTGGACGATTGCCCGCCCTGCGTCCATAGTCAACAGCTCAGGCCCTTTTTCGCCCACGATCGCGTTCCCGGCCTCTAATATGCCGCCCTGTGCCAGATAGGCCAGCTTCCCGATCTGCGGCACGTTAAAGCCGAACCTCTTGCCACCGATGACAGGCACCCAGTCGGGCACGTCAAAGCCGATGCTATTGATTCCTCGAATCAGGAAATTAAGCCCGTCAATCAGAAGGTTTACGAGGCCGATAAGCATATTGAGCGGAGCCTTTGCAATAGCAATCAGACCGTCAAAAACGCCCTTGAAAATCTGCTTCACGCCTTCCCACGCGCCCTTCCAGTTGCCCGTGAAAACGTTCTTCACGAAGGTGATAATCCCGTTGAACACTGAGCGGATGGCGTTCCACACGTTTTTCACGTTTGCGAGGAAGGCGTTCAGGACATTCCCTAAGCTCCCGAAGGATTTCGTGAAGTCGGTCGAGAAAATCTTCTGTAGGAACGTGTCGAAGGCGTTAAAGATGCCCTGAATGGTCGTGATAACGCCGTTGGCAATGTTCTTTAGGCCGTCAAAGGCACCCTGCCAGTTCCCGGTGAAGATTCCACGGATGAAGTCAATAGCGCCCATTAAAACGGCGAGAAGGCCGTCCCAGATGCCTTTGAATATCCCGGAAAACAGGTTCAGGACGTTCCCCAAGAATCCGAACTGCTCCGTCCAGTCGGTCGCGAAGATATTCTGGAGGAAGTCGTCCACGTTCTGGAGAATAGCCTTTATTTCTTCGCCCTTCGTGGCTATTAAAGTCACGAGGGCCACGATTGCGGCAATCAGTGCAACGACCGGGTTTGCCAGCAAGAACTGGATCGCCGTCGAGACTCCCCCGACGGCTGTCGACACCCCTGAGATGATGCCAGCAAGCGGAGAAATCGCCGCAATAACAAGGCCGATTGTCACGATGGTGTTCAGCGTGTCGGAGTCCAGCGTCCCGATGAAGTTGATTACTTCCCCGATCTTCCCAACTATCAATTCAATGGTAGGGGCAAGGTTCTCCAACAGCTCAGCCCCGACTTCGACCATTGTCGCCGTCGTCCGGGCTTTTAATTCGTCGATCTGGTCTCCTGTCGCTGTTAATTTGCCTATGGTGTCTTCTGACAGAATCAGGCCCATCTCCTGAGCCTTCAATCCGTACTCCTGAAGCCCTGCACCGCCGTCGTCGATGATGGTCGCCAAGGTGTCCGCAGACTTCCCGAATAAGTCCATCGCGGCAAGGTCGCGCTCCGTCTCGTTCCCGATCCCGGAGAGGGCCGCGAGTGAATCATAGAAGACGGATTCAATGTCCCGGAAAGACCCGTCAGCATTTCGGATAGAAACGCCAAGCGCCTCGAACTTCTCCGGGGAGCCGTCCATCTGCTTCTTCATCTTCGAGACGGCCCCGGCAAGCTCTTCCGTCGATACGTCCACCATGTCGGACGCATACGCGAACTTCTGGAGCATGTCGGTCGATAGGCCAGTCCGGGCGGATAATGTCGCGAGGTCGTCCGCTGAGCTTATCGCGCCTTTCCCGGTCGCTAAAAGTCCACCGGCTAAAGCCGCACCCGCACCGGAGAGCACCTTCGTCTTGTCCGCGACGGTCTTCGCCGCCGACGCCACTTTTTCAGAGGCGGTCTTCAGTTTCCCCATTGCCTCCGTGACCTTTTCGGTCGTGGTCTGGAGGTTCTTGTAGTCGTCTTCTGCCTCCTGAGGAGCTTTGGCAAGGTTCATCTTGTCCGCTTCTGTTTGGAGCTTCTTCAGGTCGCCTTCGGTCGCCGCGATCTCTCGCTGGAGGGCCATATACTGCTCAGAATTTTCATCAATCCCCTGAGCTTTCATGGTCTCCTGCGCCTGTTTTAAGGTGTCAAGCTTGCCCTCGGTCTCGCCTATCGCCTGACCTAATAACTGCATTTTCTGCCGAAGCAGTTCCGCATTCTCCGGGTCAAGCTTCAGGAGCTTTTCGACGTCTTTCAGTTGGTTTTGTGTGTTCTTGATCTCCTTGTTGGCATCCTGCAAGGACTTAGTAAGCCCTGAAGTGTCGCCCTGAAGCTCAATCGTGATACCGCGGATTCTATTTCCTGCCATTCATGTCACCCAAAAAACGCCTTAATGTCGTCTTGCGTAGCCACGACCGGGTATTCCTCCCGGTCGTTTGCTTCTTCCGTGAGCATGTCGTAGACCATGCCCATTGTCATACTTTCAAGAGCCTCGTCGGACAATCCAAAATGAGCGCATCTCAGCATGAAGATGGCGCCATTCGGCTCTCTGGTGGTTGCCCTTATTTTTTTACTGGTTTTGAAGTCCGCTTCTGCTCCCGCGTCCACAATTCCATGATCGTCGGCATGGCTGTATAGATTGCGAAAGCGCTGTCGAAGCCCATGAGCCAGTCGTCCAGCTCAGGAATGTCTTTGTCAGCGTGTTTCGCCATCATCCACGCGATCCGCTCAAATGTGCCGTAGTCAAGCGACTCGATGATCTTCTCTTCGTCCCCGTCTGCGTTCTGGTAGACCTTCTTCAGCTTCGTCACGTCCGCGATCATGTCCCGCCCGAACTTCACCCGGTAAAGCTTCGGGAGTAAAGCAGAACTGGCAAATGTATATTCTTTTCCTTCGATTGTTTCCGTCTTTGTGATCATAACCTTCTCCTGTTTGCCTTCTATGGCCTCCAATTAGCCCGTGGTGGGCTTTTAATCGTTTTGTTACTCAATCCCTCAAATAAAGGGAAAAGGGCGGGTTTTACGCCGCCCTGTGTGTCTTAGGTGAACGACGTCAGGACTGCGTCATAGAACGCGGTATAAGTCGCCGTCGGGGTTTCCGCCGTAGTACGGTACAGCGTTTTCCCGTTCATCACGGAATTTTCCGTGGGATCAATAACCGGCAGAACGGTCAGGTCGCACGAAGACGTCTGCGGTTCCGTCGATTCGTTTGTGGTCGAAGATTCCACGTTTGGACGGGAAGCAATGCAACGGGGGAAGCAGTACCGGGTCGGGTTCTGGTCGCCCGCGATTTCAAACATGAGCGCGAACTCGGCGGGCTTATCGTCGTTTGATTCAAGCAGAAGCTTCCCGGTGCTGGATAGGGTCTGATTCCATAACGCCTGACGCATGGCGACCGGGAAGTCTGCCATCTCCAGCGTTCCGGTGTAGCCGTTGTTCACGGAAGTCAGCCAGTACTTCGTGTTATCCGCGTAGAAGTTCGTCTCGGAACCTTCACGGGAAAGAGAAGCACTGACCGCACCCGGAACATGCACCGGAGTGCCCCATGTGGGAACGTCTGATTCGTTATAAGTAATCAGTGCATAGTGCACGTTTTTCAGGCCAAAATTGACCTTATTAGCTTTAGGCATGTTTTAAACCTCCAAAGAGTAAATGACCTCATACGCGTCCTCGTCGTCGAGATGCGTCTCGGTCTTTTCCCAGTAAATATCTGCCGCGTCAAAAGCCGCCTCGACGGCCTCCTCTGCGGCGGGGTCTTTGTCCTTCGTCATCAGTTCGACGGAGAATTGCTTGATATGGTGATAGACTTTGTTGTCCGCCGCGAAGTTGTCGCTGGCGTCTTCAAAGTAGGTGAGATAAGGCATCAGCGGAGCCTTCTTTTCGGGGAAGCTCCAGTATGCAGTGGGATAGACTTTTTCGAGCAGTTCGCCTAATTCTTTAACCGTCATTTTCAAGCACCTTCCTCAGCTCTTTCTCGTAAGCCGCTATGACCTGCTCCTCTGCCGGTTTAATGTGCGGGAAGGCTCTCGCCTGTCCCACTGTCCGGCCTCCCGAAACAATCGGGTGCCCGAACTCCAGCAAATGAGCGAGGCCGGGAAGATCACCCTGATAGATGACCGTCTCGGCCCCGGTTCTTGTCTGTGTGGTTTTCTCCTTCCACCCTTTGTGATATTGACCATCACCGGGGGAAGTCTGCTTTAAAGTCCGCACAGCGGCCTTTGCGGCTGTCTTCTGAGCCTTCGCGATGTCTTCCGGGAGCATTCCGAAGAACTCGTCCAGCTCCTTTTCGACGGCAGAGGCCAGTTCATCGGCTCTCATCGCCTCGCCTCTTTTCTACATACAGCTCGATCATGTCGTTTTTCGCGAAGTATGTCCGATAGATGGAATAAACCTCGCCGTCGATTTCGAGATTCTGTTCTCCCTGATAATCAGGCGCGAACATAACGATCCGAAATTCTGGCGAGAATCCATTCTGACCGCCCGCGAAGAACTCGTTAGCCGTTACGGAGGAGAGCTGTCCGAAAACTGCCCTTTTCCTCACGGTCGTCTTCCACTGCTTCAAATCGTCCTGCCACTGAGTAGCGGTCAGAAGGTGGAAAACTATGCTTCTGTCCATGTCGTGTACCCCGTGGCCATGCTCATCTGTGCCTTTTGTTCGTCGTATGACCTTTTCAGCCTGTCGTAGTCTTCAGGCTGTCCGAAATTCATACGGCAGTAAGTAATAACAGCACGGCGAACGAGAGGATCTACCGTGTCATTATTCGCCACACCCGCGATCTTCAAGTCAGCCAGCGCGGCCTCGATAAGGTCGCCAAGCTCAGAGTCGAAGGCCGTTGTGGATATTCTCAAAGCGAGCCTGACCGCGTCCATTATCTCGTTCATGTAGTGCCTCCGTTATTTCTTCTTTTTCGCCGGTTTCTTCGGCTCCTCTTTCGTCGGTTTCTTCGGTTCCTCCTCCTTAACCGCAGAACCGACGCCAATCAGGAAGCAAGCCTCCTCCGGGGAGACTTCTACGGCCTCCCCGGCTTTCACGGTGACTCGCGAATCCCTCAGAAGCTTGATTCTCAAGCGGAGACCTTCGCGAAGAACAGGTTGCCGACGACGGCAGTCGCGACCGGCAGGCGACCGAGGAGCTTCACCATGTCGGAGGTCATGAGGGTCTTGTCGTCATACTTAAACTCGATCTCGTCGCCATTCGGCAGGTTCTCCAGAACACCGGCAAGGTCGCCAATGATGGGAGCCGTTGCGAACTCGGAGATGATGACTTCGCGACCGTCGAACGGGTCGACAGCATAAGGCGCCGCCATCTGATAACCTCTGTACTGTGCATACAGGGCGGGGCTGACGATGATCACGAGGTCTTCGGCGGCTCCAGACAGCAGGGCACGGGCGTTCACGAAGTCGGTGATCGCGCCGGGGGCGGCTCCGGTCTTCGCTACAGCGGGAGCGGAAGAAGTTGCGGTCTGCGGGGCCTGAAGGATCGCGTCGATGACGGCCTTCTCACGAGCCTTGATAATGCCGCGAGTGATTTCGTCGTAGATGTAGCGAAGGAAGGCTTCACTGTTGTCCACAACTTCGTCGGAGAACTGCACCCACTTCTTCGCGGTATTCGCCACAAGTTTGACGATGCCGAGGGTCAGGGCTTCTTCTTCGACTGCTTCGCCGTTCTCTTCATGCATGGCGGCGGCAGGGGCGGAGATTTCAAAGCCGACCTTGACGTTGCCCTTCGCTTCCATGCGGCGGACGCGGGACAGGATCGGGCTGGCCTTTACACGTTCGGCAACGATGCCATAAACGAATTCGGGAACCGGGATCGTCCCATTGACGTTTTCGGTCAGCAGGGCGCGGCATTCCTTGTCGGAACCTGTGCGGACGTACTTCGCGAATGCGTCGATATACTCTTTGGTGTTTCTGACTTCCATGTTGGTCATGGTTCTTTCCTCCGTGGGTTTTTCGATGGTTTTTCCTTTTCCGCCAAGAACGGCAGCCATGTCAGCTTTTCGCCGTTCGATTTCAGCGTGGATCTGTGCGACTCTTTCCTCGATGAGGGCCTTCTCGGCCTCGAAAGCATCGAGAGCGGCAGTGTCGTCTTTCGCCGCCTGTTCGAACTCGGCCTTCATCTCAGCTTTTCGGGCTTCGATTCCGTCAAGGTCAAGCTCCATGATTTCTTCTCTGGTCATTTGAACCACTCCTTCAATGCGTTTCTGCGCTCCTCGATTCTCAGCGCTTCAAGTCGCTCCGCTTTCACTCGCTCGATCACTCCGTCGGCAAGGTTGCGCGCTGAGATTTCTGTCGCATCATTCGCGGGCAGGGAGACCGCCGAGACGTCGTAGACCTTCCGCACGGATTTGATGATTCTGGTCTCCAACGTGCGCCCATCCGGTGCTGTCTCGGATTTCCATTCATCTCTTTCCTTATTCACGGAAAAGCCCCACGACATTTTGGTCGTGTACCCGCCCTTTATCTCTTCGAAAAGTCCACGGCCTATGGACGTTCCGCCAAGATTCGCGCTCATTGCGAGACCGTGGGCGTCTGGCCCGACGGTCAATGTGTTGTTAGAAGTCCGGGCGAAGACCCTTCCCTCGTGGTCGTATTGCATGATGACGTCCGAAAGGTCTGCATCTCTCAGGGCGTCATGGTCGATGATCTCCCGGAAAATCAGGTCATTGTCTTCGTAAAGTACATACGGATCGTCGAACGTCGTCGCGTACCCGGAGACCTTGTATTCTTCTCCTTCGACCGCCGCCATCGTCATACTTCTGTATTCTCTGTCACTCTTCACCGGCATTTTCTTCTTCCTCCTGTTCCGGTTCTTCTACCGGTTCTTCCACCGTCACGACGGTCTCGTCGTTTATCGTGGTTAATGCGTCAGCGTTCTTAAACTCGCCCCTTATTGCCCGGATGTCGCCGTTCGGAACCGGTGCAAAGTTGAACAGCGCTCTCGCCTCGTTAATCGTCATAACGCCGCGGTCGAGAAGCTGTTGCGCCATTCCGACCTTCGCGCTGGTACTCATGTACTGGAGCCGATTCGACGACGCGAAGAACTTCGCACCGTTCGACCTCTCCCTCAGTGAGAACATGGCCCGCGTCAGTGCTTCGGAAATCTGGATAGCGAAAGGCTCAACACAGCCATTAAAAAAGGCGTCCAGCTCGTCGCCGTTCGCCGCGTTCTGCATTACATTCTCATTGACACCGAAGTAGTCGTATACGTTCTTCTGGATTCGCTCCATCTGTTCCGCATCCAGTGTGTACTGGGCCGGCTTAATCTGCTGGACATTCTTGTAAACGTTAGGGAATAGGATGAATCCGTCGTTCTCGGCATCCCTCGCGAGGTTCTTCTTCGCGAATCTCTTCCGCTCCAGTTCCAGATCGTCCGGATCGGTGTAGTTGTCCGCCTGTGCCATAAAGTTCCACGCGCCTGAATTTTTCACCGCCTCGTTAATGCCCTGCCGGTTGTAGTCCAGCAGTTCAATGGTCGGATGCATGGCCTTGTTGTCTTCCCCGAAGAAGTCATGCTTATACTGGTACTTCGTCAGGATCGCGCAAAGCCTCAGCTCTACCGCCGCCTCTTCACCACTCCCGAACTTGTATCGAATCCACGGCTCTTTGTTGTATTCCACGATTTCGCACCGGTTCGGAAGGACGGGATAATAGCCCGTTACGAGCATGTCCGCATCAAACACCGGCACGAAGATGCATGTATTTTTGACGTCGAGGATCGTCGAAGCCCTGTAGAAGAACTGGCTCCACGTCTGCCACTCGTTCGGCGCGTGTTTCATCTTGTTGATGAGTGATGGCCTCGCGCTCCCGTAGAAAAGCGGCTCCAGTTTGGAGATATGTCTTGCCCTCGCGTCAATCGCCGCCCGGACTAATTCGCTCTCGTAAATCTGCCCTCCCCATGAATGGAAGACGGGCCGGTAGCCGTTCAGCTCCGTGAAAACGGTGTACTTCTGGAGCACCTTTTCCGACTCGCGGTCTTTTTTAAAGATTTTGTCAAATAGGCTCATCCTATTTCCCCTCATTCATGAGACGCTTCCCCAAGGTCTCATAGTGCTTCTGCCTGACGGTCATCGCGTCAAGCAACGCCGCCGTGCCGTCGATGTGATCCATCGGAGCAATCTTCACAAGCTTCCCCCGGCCTCTCTCGACCGACATCTTGACGGCAGAATTTAAAAGATGCACCTTCAGGAGATCGTTGTCCCCGATGTGCATCTTTCCGTCTTTCAATATGCCTTCTGTTTCCTGAATGACGCCCCAGAGGTTGTCCCCCTGATACACGTCGTCAGTCTTAAAGCCCGCCCCTTCTAAATCCTTGACCAAATACTGGGCGGAATAACGGTCATACCCTATAATTTGCGGGTAGATTTTATACCTTCTCACCATGTCGAAGCACCACGAAAAACAATCGTGATAGTCGACGAAGTTGTCCCCGGATAGGCTCAGAAAGCCACGCTGGACATAAATCTGATACGGCAAGCCGTCCCTTTGCGTCGCCTCCTCGATCCTCGCGGCAGGAAGCCAGAAGTGCGCGAAGGCAAACAGCTCTCCTCCCTTCTCAATCAGCAAGACAGCCGCCGTCAAGTCGGTCGTCTGGGAAAGGTCGATCCCGATGACCGCATAATGCTTCGCGAAGTCTTCAAGCTTCAGCGGTTTCCCGCAAGCCTTCTCCACGACGTTCGCCGGGAGCCACGCCATACTGCTGTTCTGTTTCAGGTTGCAGTATTTTGTTATGAACTCGGCCTTTTTACTGAGCGACCCCTCCGCGACTGCGATCTCTTCGAGAAGGTAGTCCACGGAGACGGAGACGCCGAGGTTCGGGTTCGACTTCCTCAGCTCGTTGATGTCGTTCCACTTCTCGATGTCGTCGATCATGTAAAGGACGGGCAGGAGACGGGACTCCTTCGAGTCGCCCAGTAGGAACCGGGTCGACCTTTTCAGGATTTCGTCATAGATGCCGTCGTTCTGGTAGCCAGAAGTCGAACAGGACAAGAGAAGCGGCTCCGGTCTTGCGCCCATGCCGCTTTTGAGGACTTCATACTGCTTCAGGCCCTTGTCACCTTCCCACGCGGCGATCTCGTCGCAGATGCACATGGACGGGTTAAAGCCGTCAGACCGTTTCGCGGCGAAGGCGATCTTCTTGACCGTGCTGTTTGTCGCCGGGATATACAAATCCGTCTGCCGGTGTCTTTCCATGTCGGAGTCGTCGTTCAGTTTCTTCTTGTGGACGTCCTTCTCCTTTGACAGCCGGTTCTTCTCCTGCCACTCCGGGTCGAGCTGAGTCATCACCCAGATGTTGTTATAGATGATCTCGGCCTGTTCCAGTTTCGGTGCGGTCGTGAATACCTTCGTTCCGAATCCGTCAGTCACCCAGATATACCGGGCAATGGCGGCGGCAAATAACGACTTTCCGTTCTTCCTCGCGACGATGAGAACGATCTCCCGGAACTGCCGATTTCCGCTTTCGTCCACGATCCCGAACATGCAGGACAGGAGCGCCTTCTGCCATAGCTCCAAAATAAAAGGCCCCGGTGCAAGTGGGCCTTCAGTGTGGAAGCAGTGCGTCTCTATCCATTCGATAGCGTTGTTTGCCTTTTTTGCGTCGTAAAAGAACCGTTTTTTCTCCAGTCCCTTGACGATATATTCATACAACAGGCGCACCCAGCGGCCCACAACGACGGAGCCGTCTTTAATGTCCTGATAGTATGCGTAAATGTAGCTTTCTCCTTGCATTTCGCCCCGCCTTCTCCTTTGTCCGGGCTTTTCGCTGTCGCTGTGTGCAAAAGAACACTCCGCCGCACCGGTGTTCCCGTCCTTCTTTTTCCTTTTCGGCCCATAGGGGGGCTATTTGCCCCGTAAATCGTTTTTCGCCTCTTAGCCGAACAATTCCTCACCTTGCCGGTTAGAATCCATTCTCAGCCGTTTTACGACGTCTCAGCGGCATCTCTAACAATCACTCGACCAAGCGCATCAACCTTGTACCTCTTCGGCATGTTTCCCTTTGCCTTCTCTATGCCGTCGTGATGAATCTCCTCATGGCAGTCCATGCATACCGCTTCGAGGTTGTCGAAGCTCAGCGTGATCTTCGGGTCGTTGATGTTCTCAGGTGTGAGCCATGTCTTATGATGGATGATGACCGCTGGATTATATATGCCTTTCTTTAAGCACTCCTCACACAATCCCCCGGCCTTCTTCATGTACGCCTTCCGTGTACTCTTCCATGCTGGCGAATTGTAAAAAGCTTTCGCGAAATCCTTCATAAGACCCCACCACGTACCCCTGCCTCCGCATCATCCCCTGCGCGAGACCGCACCATAAACCAAGAGCCGCCAGCTATTAACTGACGGCCCCGGAGAAGGCTGTGGATTATTTTCCACGATACCTATATAGCACATATCAAACTGCATAAAACTGCAAACTTTTATTCATGCCCCAAAATCGAAAATATTCATCTGCCCTTTTATCTCTTCGTCCATGTAAATCTGCGGCTTCCCCGACAATCTCGCTACAATGTTTTTTTCTCTCGCTGACAGGCTCCAGCGTTCTGCCGCCGCTCGTTCTGCCGCCGCTCGTTCTGCCGCCGCTCGTTCTGCCGCCGCTCGTTCTGCCAGTATATAACCATTTCCAAAAATAGACTTCCCGACCTTCCTCTGTGCATCAAGTGTTCCGATCCGCTCGCAGTCTTCCCGCTTCAGTGTGTACTCTATTCCGTATTTGCACCACCGTGCTACCATAGCCGCCGTTATTATCTCGTCCGGGTATGAGTATTTCGGCAAGCTCTTTTTCTTCAGCTTCTCGTTGTAGGCGTTGGCCTTTTCTATGGCCTGATAAAGCTCCGGGTATGTTCTCACCTGATAGCCTTCGAGATTCGTCAGGAATGAGGTATTGACCGATGCACCGTTTTCGTATGTCACACCGACGCCCACCGGAATCTGACACGAAGAAGAAGAAGAAGAAGAAAACAGCGTCAGCGTCGGAGCGAATAAGAAGAACTTCACGCCGTGGTCGTTGTACCACCGGACGATCTGAGACAGGATGGAGAACGGCGGATTGTCCACTACAGTATCGTCTGGCATATATCCAACGGCCTGATAGTCTCCACCGGGCCAGAACGGCCTCACGAAAAACCGCTTATTTCTGCCGTAAGTCTTTGCCACGAAGTCCGCGACTGCCTCATAGATATTCTCGGGCGTGTAGCAGTCGTCCGTGGTCTTCTTCGGCTTGAACTTATCCACGAATGACGAATAGCTCGCCTCATGCATTTCTTCCGCCGCGTCGATCATTTTTCGCTCCTTTCCCCTTTGTCGCAAAAACCATCGTCATGGACTAATTGCATCGGCCATCCTCTTCCTTTGCAGAAACCCTCTTCCTCGTCTCTGTGTTTACAATCCTTGCACCTAACAACAGGAACGGCATCAATGGTCGGAGCATTGTCTATCATATCTTCTACGCACCACCATTCTGTTGATAGCTCTCTGCTGGCAGAATAAAAGCAATCCGCTTGCTCTTCACCATATCTTTCGATTCCTTCCTGGCGCTTTTGACTTTCGGCCTTTAGCGCGTCTGCATCAGTCAGCCTCATTCTTTGCTCCTTCTCTTTGCTATCTCGGCTCTACACCGTCCGCATATAGACAAGTATTCCGTCCACGCATCGGACATGAAAACGATTCTCCGCCTGTACTTTTTCGACTGGAACGATATACCTTCCCAATACCGCCCGTTTTCATCCGTGTAATTGAGCATCGGTTCTTTGCATAAATCGCAACATTCTACTAACGTCATTCTTCGCTCCTTTCTGCCGGAATAACAGGCTCTTGCTCCGTCAAGTAATACATGCAATTCTGTTTGCAGTCCTTATCGAATTGAAGTTTTTCGCGTTCTATTCCAACGATGTTTATATCGTCAAGCGCTTTTTCGTCCATTTCAACATCATAGGCCAAATCCTTCGCCATCGCATCCCTATCTATTAGAGCTCCGTGGTCGGGTAGTTCTACAAGTGGACAAAAGTCCGGCCTGCAACTTGTGTCAGTTATTCTTATGTTTTTTCGATCAGCCACAGGGCAACAATCATATTCCCAATCAGCAATGCAACATACTGCACAAAACTTCGGCATCTTCATGCCCTTAATTAATATGCTCATTTCTTATCTCCTTGTTTCGGCGGTTCTTCTTCCCATTTCAAGTTAAAACTAATCGGGTTAAGCAACTCGCAACACATACACGGGTATCCTCGGATTTTTCTTATCTTCCTGTGCTTGCAATTCTCGCAGTTCTTCGGCGTCTCCATTCCCTTAATCAGTATGCTCATTCTTCGTTCCTTTCCGCGGAACACGTCACCTCGTTCCAATTCGGCTCAATCTTATAAGGCACTGTAACCGGGGCCGGCGTGATAGTTACCCCATTGCCATAGTTACACGCCTCTTTTTTTATGGCACAGAATCCGCAAGGCATTCTGTGAACACACTGTACATAGTATGTTAAATCGTTCATTCCTTCCCCCTTCCGAGAATCCAGTCCGCATAGCTCTTCTCTTTCTTTTCCTTCGCGTCCCTCGCTCCATTCATATATCCGTCAATGTATGCTTCCTCCTGCCTCTGCGCTGAGACTAAGGCCGTCAGGAACATGCCGAAAAGTAATCCAACCATAAAGGCCAAAATATAAACGATCATTCCGTCAACCTCCGAAAAAGTCCTCTTTCTCTATGACTTCTACCATGAAAAAGCCTTGCGTTCCCGACGGCTCGATCTGCACGACCTTCGCGTTTTTGTCTTTTGCTTCTCTTATTTTCGGGTTGTTTACGTATTCAGCACTCCATATTTCCATCCGTGACGTTAAATATTTTCCAATCATTCTTTTCTCCTTTCTTCTGCATACGCACAATCCGTGCACTCCCGCCAGTCAATAACGGCATCAAACACCTCCGCGAAAAAATCACGGGCAAGGCAATTCTCACAAGTGAAGCCCTCCGGGACTGTTTCGCCATTTTGCGGGTGCATCATTAAGTCACTCCTATTTTTTATCCCCTCCTGTTCCCGCGCATACGGTGGCACCCATTCATGCCAAGTCGGAGCCTCTACCGTCACCGATATCGGATTATTTCTCGCCGCCTCTTCTCTTTTCAATGCCCCGATCACCTCGTCACATTTCTTTTCCACCTGTTTGAGCGCCGCCGTGATCTCTTCGAAGCGCTTCAACACTCTCTCGGTCATCTCCTCCAGCTCCGGGCTTGCTTCAATCGTGATTGTCGGCTTCATACTTCCTCCTCAATTCCGCCAGTGCCCGACCGTGGACGTTGTAGACCGTCCGCTCAGCCATACCGGCTTCTATTGCCGTCTCGGCCCATGTATAGCCGTAGACGTAGTGCATTTTTAATACCATCATCTGTTCCGGGTCTTCGAGGCTGTCGATCATCTCCTCGATCTCGTTCAACCTCTCCAGAACTCTTTCCCGCGCCTTCTCGGCCCGTTTCCTTATCCGCTCGATCTGCGCCACTTGTAGCTCCAGCCCGTTGATGATTCCGCTCCTCGGCATCCCGTCCATTTTCGGTGAACGCACGGAGACGATCTGCGCCGCGTCATATTCCCGGAAGCACTTCTCCGCATATCTCAGGAGCGGGCCGTAGCTTTTAAGCTTTCCTTTGACGTCCACTTTCGCACCTCCGTGATTATCTGCTCCCCGTCGACCTTTCCGTCTGTCAGGAAATAGCACCAATCCGACCGAAAGAACCGCTCCAGCTTTTCGATCTCCCACTTATTCCCGCGCAGGAGGGCCAGCTTGTAGTCTTTCACGGCCCTCTCGCAGACGTAGAAGCCCAGCTCGTAATAAGCCTCCGGGACGGTCATGTCCCGCCTTGTCATTCCTTCCATGACTCACTCCGCAAGGGAATAATAGGCATAATACCCGGCGCCGTTCTCAGACCGGAAGGCTCTTCTCTCGCTTTTGATAAGATGCCCGTCCGCTCTCAAATCGTGGATTCTGGCCGATAACCGGAAGCACCCGAACGTGATAGCGTCTCTCTGACTTATTCCTCCGTGCTCTTTCATGTAGTCATAGACCTTCTGATTCTGCGTCGTTCTCATTGTCGAACCTCCCCGTCACTGCTGAATTGATTCTCCCGGCTAATTCCTTGCCGATGCCCTTCACCTTTCTGATCTCCTCCATGATGTCGTCCCAGTTGACCTCTTCGGTCTCTTCGGCCTTCTCTCTGGCCTGTTCTGCTCCGTCCACCATGCCGAAGTGGTAAATTCTGGCTAATACGACCGCCATGTCGCGCCGGTTCACCTGTTTGAACCGTCTGTATGCGTCCCGGCTCAGCACTCCGTCCATTTCCGCGACCTCTTCAGGCGTTGTTCTATAGTCCAGCCATTTACGCTCCATTATGTGACCTCCTGAATCTCGATTCCGTAGATAGCCTTCATGAGCTTCTTCTTGATCTTGTAGACGTCCGTCCGGTAGCCTTTGACGTCTTCCACGACGATCTCCCCATCGAGGGTATACACGAAATCCGCCTTGTAGGTGATGGAGAAAGGCCGTCCGGTTCTCCACTTGCCTTTTATGAGCTTATAGGGCTTCTGGCATTCCAGCCCTTTAATTACGCCCATGTTCTGCATGATCATCAGTTCCACGTATCGGTCAGCCTCCCGCTTCGAGTCGAATGCCTTGTCCCCGACCGTTGTCTTCTGGTTGTGGTATTTGCTCATATTGCCTCCTCGTTCCATCCCGTAGCAAAGAACTGTTTGTTGTAGGCTTCCCGGTCATAGTCTCTTTCAGTCGAGAAGTGCCTCCCTTCGGTTTTTCCCCTCGCCCAGTTTCGGACAGCGGCCTTCCAGTCCTTCATCTTCGCCTTTCCGACCATCCAGCCCTTAGAAGCGTAGAAGTCAACGAAGCGTTCAGCGTCGATCTTGCACCCATGCTCCGAAGCGTAAGCCTTTACCTCTTCCACGGTTGGAGGCGTGAAACGGGCGCTCTTTTCTTTTGTATTTTCTTTTATATCCTGATATGGATATGGATATGGACATGGACTTCCGTTCGGTTCGCTTTCGGTTCGCTTTCGGTTCTTTTCGGTTCGTTCTGGTTCACCTTTGGTTACTTCCGGTTCACTTTGGTTCGCTTTGGTTTTCGCTCGCCTCTGTGCCTGTTTGTTTCGGTACTCCTCCAGCCGCGCCATCTGGTCAATGGCAAGCGGGAAAACAGCCGCCGCAATTGATCCATCCGGGAGGTTAGGGTCTTCGTTATTCGCGACCGCGAACAGCGCCCGCATCAGCACTCCAGCCTCTTCGTCTGGCAAGACCTTCAGAGTCTTGTATAAGTCCTTGAAAAACAAGACTGTTGATTCTCTGTTCATACTTCACCTCTTAGAGATAATTACGACCGTATCTTTTCATGAACTCCTCGCGGGGCTTTCCGTCGCCCTGATAGGATTCCTCCCACTTCGTTTGAGCAAGTCGGTGGAGTTTTTCTGTCAATGGTCTGGACGTCGGCCCGTTGTGCACCTTGTTGTGGCATTGTCGGCAAAGCCTGACCGTCAGCCCGTCCTGATCCGCCAGCTTCCTGTTACTCCCTCCGATGCAATGATGTAAATCCGTCGCTATGCCGTGGCAGAGGAAGCAAAAGTCACCGTCCATCTGTATGATTGACCTCATAAGCCGCCATCATCCTTTCGATCTCTTCCTTCGGTAACGTTTCGAGGCCCAGCATCTTCGCCTCTTCCACCGTTCCGTCGATAAGCCGCGCCATTTCCTTCGTGTCGTAGTCTGACGATCCTTTCATGAGGATATATGCCCGGAAAATCTGCCCGTCCTTCCCGACCTTCGTCTTGCTCGTGGGCTTTAGGTGGTAAAGCTCCCTTTCGAGGATTTCGTCTTCAGCTTCGACCGGGAGCATGGCGATTGTTAATTGCCCGCCGATTGTCTCCGGGACGCCGTAGCTTCTCAGGAGCATGTTGTGCGCTCTTGCGTTTGACATTCCCGCCGCCTCTGCTATCTTCGAGACCAAGACCCAGTAATAGGCGTTTGCCGTCAAGGATCGTCTCTCTCGCCATTTCGTGATTGACACCGCGAGGGCCTCCTCCCGGAGCTTTTCGGCCCCGGAAGGAATCTCATGCACATGCATGGACAGGAGGAAGCCTCCGTTCAGTATGTCCTGCATGATATTCAGGTTATCCGCTTTAAGCTTCACTGGGCACCTTCTTCCTCAGTTCAAGCATGAGCTTCGTAGCCTCCTCTGGCGTGAACATGTCCAGCGGCTTCTTCGTTATCGCGTCGATGTTAAGGCCCGCTTTTTCGGCTAAAAGGCGAATAGTTTTGATTTGTGGCTCAGTTGCCCGCTTAACGGTTTCGGACGGCTTCACTGGCGAATTAGGGGCCTTCTCGCGTGTGTTTTCGCTTCCGGTGATCTTCTTCTGTTCGTCCGTGTCTGCGTCCTTCACGTCATCAATCAGCAAAAGCCCGTTCAAGGCATATTTCCGGGCGTATGATGACGCCGATCCGGTGATCTGTTCGGAGTCCATTCCTTTACGGGTCTCAGCCTCCCGTGCGTATGCTGTCACCTCTACAAAGGCTTTCTTCACGGTTATGCCGTCTGCGTTCCACGCTGCCTCCGGGAGCTGTTCGCAGTCGACAAAATTCACCGTCGCCTTGACGTAGAATCTGCCGTTGATCTGCTCGATCGTGTCGGTGATCGTGATCGTTGTCTTGTATTTCGCGAGGATAGGCTTCACCGCTTCGAGGATTCCTTCGGCGCTCCGGTAAGCGAAGCCGCCGAAATTGTTATATTTGTCCTTCGGGGCTTTCAGCTCCTGCTGTACTGCCGCCAGTTTTTCGTAAATGTTCATACGGCTACCGCCTTTCCTAAGTATTGCAAAATGTGCTTTTCTCTCACCGCGCTATAGAACGGTTGGGAATGATACCACTCACCAAAATCTGAAGTATGCTTTGAGCAATTACAACGTTTGCAGGAAGGAATGATATTCTCTTTTGTGTATCCGCCGCCCTTCGAAAGCGGAACGAAATGATCTTGCTCGAGTTTCAGCGCCTTTCCGCAATATGCGCATTTATTATCAAACTCAATTTTTACGAACTCCCATTCGTCTGTCGTAAACGATGCTTCTGCCTCTTTTTCCCGTGCTCTCCGTTTTTGGCATCTGCATCTGTCCTCCTCTTTGTGTGTCTCGTAATATGCGCGGTTATATTTAGACCAATCACGGCCATCGTTATACTTTCGCCAATAGCCTTTATGATTGTCTCTCCATTCCTTCGCATACGTCCGCTTGTATTCCTTGTGTTCTTGACGCCACGTTTGATTGAGCGCCTTATATTTTTCGCTATTTTTTGCGTAATATTCGCGAAAATAGTTCTTTCTGCACTCTTTGCATTGACTCTCAAAGCAGATCTTCCCGTGCCGCATATATGTGGAGAAAAACTCGTCATTTTTTGGAAGTGTCCTTCCGCACTTCGTGCACGTTTTCACTTCCACGTCCTTCACCTCACCGTCAGCGTGTCGACCGTTTCAAAATGCGCCAGCCCGCAAAGGTCTGCTTCGTCGCGCATTAAGTACTCTTTCAGGGCTTTGGTGTCGGCTTTTACCGTCACCTTTTGGAACTCAATAGGAAGGGCCTCTTCCGGGACGTCAAGCACCACTTTGTTCTGCTTCGTCAGACCGAAAGTGAACAGCCCGGTCTTTATCTTCCGCCGGTTCGTGACCGCCATAGCCAGACGGATGGCCTCTCTCAGCCTTTCCTCGCCTCGTTCGATTGCCGCCTGACGGGAAGCCAGTCTCAGCTTCTCGGCCTTCACGGCTTCGGCATCTGCGCGGAGCTGTTTCAGCACCTTCCCGCAATCTTCGATCTTGTCCGTAATGTCTTCGAGGATCATCCACATCGTGTCATGGATCGCTTCCTCGCTTGCGTCTTCGTCTTCGAGAACGTCCAACAGATGTAAATATTCAGTTGTCAATTCATACAGTTTCATAAGCCTTCTCCTTTTGTCTGTATGGTGCGGCACTATTTGCCAATAATCCCAGCCGGGGAGTTGAACCCCGACCATCGAGAGCTTCTGCCCTGCCCGGGAGCCGTTCACTGGGAGCCCGATTTCCGTGCTTCTTGTCCATCAGGAGGACGCCGAAAGGAGATAGCCGCGCCCGGAAGAACTCTGAGGAAGACCGGGAAACGGCGCGGAGCAACGGATGCCGCCGTCTATGGATATATCAATCTTTGGGAAAGTAGAATGACCGGTTGACGGAGTAACAGTTGCCGTCGAGCCAGTAATTCACTGAGGCGTCGGTTATGTTTATGCGGATTTCGCGTCCGGGGAAAATTTTCCTGATCTCTTCTACCGTCGCGTCCGCGATGTCTTCGAGCTTGCGAAGCTCTTCCTTCTTCTCTTCTTCGATAAGTTCAGCCGTTATCATGTTGCCCTCCTCAGAAGTTGAACGGAAGCTCCGCGCTGTCTAAGTCATCCACGCCCACGAAGCCCGTCTGTTCCTTCTCTGGTTCCGTTTGTTCCTTCTCCGGTTCCGTCTGCTTCTTCTCGCACGGTTCCAGCCTGTCTCCGATGATGTAGAAGGACGTTTTCTTCTGCCCGTCCCTGTCGGTGTACTGCTCCGCCCGGATTCTTCCCTCTACGATGACCTTCTGGCCTTTTCTCAGGTACTTATCGGCAAACTCTGCCGTCTTGCCGAATGTCGTCACGTTCAGGAAGTCCGCTTCCTCTCTGTTCCTGTCGACCGCGATGGAAAACCTCGTGATCGTTGTCTGCCCGTCAGCCGTGACCCGTGTCTCCGGGTCTCTGGTCAGGCGCCCGCTCAATAGTGCCTTATTCATACCTTCTCCTCCAAAAATCTGGTGTACTTGATCGCCCGGTCTATCTTCTCCAGCTCTCCGAGCCTGAAATCCTTCGGGCGTTTCATGCGTCGTGTCAAAGTGTCAGGCGAGACCCCCACTGCACATGCCAGATCTTCTTGCGTCTGCCCGCTGTAAGCCAGTGCCGCCCTGATTGCCTTGACGGTTCCTTTTACCGTCTGTCCATCGCGTCCATCAGCTCACCGCATACGCTCAACAGCACGAGGCAGACCGCGCCGGGAATGATCGCCCGGAGATTTCCATGCACCACGCACATGGCGCAACAGAAGCCGGTAATGAGTGACAGGGCCGCGATGATCCCCGCTGTGATGTAGATGATTGACCGCTTTGTTTCTTTGCTCATCGTTATTCCTCCGTTTGGTTTTCCAAACCTTCAGTGAAAAAAATATATGCTTCGTTCTCCGGGATTCTCAGCGCCGTGAGCCAGCCCAGCAGAGCAAAGCCCTTCGGCGTGTATTCTCCGCGGATGACGTTGTTCACTGTCTGGCGCGTTGTGCCGTATTGTTTCGCGAAGGTGTTCACCGACCCGTAAGTCTCGATGATCCTTCCCTTCAGCTTCAGTCTTGCCATGTTTCCTCCTCCCTCTCTCTGCGTTTATCCGGGTTTCTTATCTCCTGCGCATAATCGGAACGGAAGGAATCGAACCTTCGTCAACAGTAAATGCCCTTTCCTGTTTCATCCAGTTTTTAGGAGTGGCAAAGCTCTTCCACTGAGCTACGTTCCGATGTGCCCCCGACCACTCTCATGGCCTGCGATTTTTCAGGGGGCAATCGCTGCCCGTCCTTCCAAAGCTCGGTTTACAGTGAACTTCCTTCGCGTGGATTATCTTCCGCTCCTCTCGGTCACGGCTTTCTTCACCTTCATCCCTGTGAAATGTTCACGGGCGAGATATTATTTCATTTCTCATTCCCCGGGCCCGGATTTGCACCGGGCATGATACTGATTTAACCAATACTGCTGGAGTCGAACCAAGTCAGTGTGCAGATTCGAACTGCGTTTCACAGCATCACTCACCGTGTGTTGCGTCTACCTATTCCGCCACCGGGGCGCCCGGATTATCCCCCGGGCCGGGAAGGTGTTTTATAAAATTGTCAGGTCTTTGTCGAAGCGGTAAAGCGCTGTCGTGTCTGTGAACTGTGCCTTCAGGTCAATCAGGATGGCGCCGTTCCAGTCGACGTCCACGATCTTGTGCCGTTCTCCTTTGTAAATCACGTCCCTGCCGATGTATTCTCTTCTTTCGCTCTCTACCAAGTCTCTGTAGCTCATGCCGGCCTCCTTATTCGTTGCAGTTCATCGCGACTTTTGCATTGTGCGCATGGAGCTTTGCCTTCATGGTGGCTTGATGCTTCGGGCTAAGAGCGGTCTGCAAATCCTTTATTTTCGCCTGAAGGCGCTCGATCTCGTCCACGATCTCCTTCTCTTCGTCCATCGCTTTTCTTAACTCGATGTAGGCGTTTTCGTATCTGTCGCTCATGGATTTCAGCTCGTCGAGGCTGATTGTCTCAGACGAAAGGACAGCGCCCGCGAAAGTGTCCGTTTTCAGTCCGTCCCAGTTGAACGCCTGGGCACTGACTATTCCCTGATAATTGTCGAGGATGTAATGCTCAGCCGCCAGCATGCTGCCTTCCACTTCGATCTTTACTAAAAATTTCTGATTTACCCATACCATGTACTTCATTTTTTCTGTCTCCTCTTAGAAATTTTGTGTTTGGTTTTCCAAACCTGAGACCATTATAGCACCCGTTTGGAATATGTCAACACCTTTTTGAAAAAATTTTTACATTTTCTAAACCTTCTATGATATACTCGTTTTTAGGAGGTGGGTCTATGAAAAGTGTATTCATGCAAAGGATGAAGGAAACGATGCAGGAAAAAGGAATCAGGCAGACCGATCTTGTAGAAAAGACCGGCATAGACAAGGGAGCCTTGTCGTCCTACATGAACGGCAGATACATGCCAAACGCGGAGAAGGTCGCGAAGATAGCAAAGGCCCTCGGTGTGTCCGTCGATTATCTTCTCGGCAAAGAGGAGGCCAAGACTGAAAGGCCGCCGAAGATTCACGAAGTCTCTGTTCTGGGGAAGGTCGCCGCCGGGGTCCCTATATCCGCGCAGGAGGATATTATCGGGAGTATATGGACGGACAAGGAATGTTTCGCCCTGAAGGTCAAAGGGGATTCGATGAGTCCCCGGATTATGGACGGGGACATAGTACTCGTGAAGAAGCAGGAAAGCGCGGAAGACGGCGATCTGGTGATTGCGGAGATAGACGGGGAAGCGACGTGCAAAGTCTTAAAAAGATCGCACGGGTCGGTGATGCTCGTCCCGTTCAATGCCGCCTTTGCCCCGTTCGTGTACACCGGGCAGGAAGCGGAGGATTTGCGGATTCTGGGAAAGGTGGTTGAGTCAAGGCATGAATGGTGAGGAAATAAAGCTTATTTTTGAGCAGTTGGACGAGAGAGGGAAGAGGCACGTCGAAGTGATAGCCAAAGCAGAACTAAAACACGCGCGAGAAGGCCGCTATTTGCCCCATGAAGCCATTTTAAACGCCGAGGCGGGCAATTTATCAACGAAGGGAGAAAAACGGCAATGAAGGCCGAAAGACTACCGTCAGGCAATTATAGAGTGAAGATCTATATCGGGAAGGTGAAAGGAAAAAAGAAGTGGATCTCCGACACAGCCCCCACACGGTCGGAAGCTGAGCGGCGCGGTGCTATGCTCTCTAACACCGACTGGACGCAAGTCACGGTCGAGGCCGCATGTTTTAGATATTTGCATTTCCGAGGGAGTGAAATATCCCCGGCCACGCTTCGCGGATATGAGGGAACTTTCAACAGTAAGATCAAAGATGATATAATCGGCGGCGTAAGGCTGGGGAAGCTGACTTCCGCGAAGGTGCAGGACTGGCTGAACCGGATGGACACGACGAAAAAGACCAAACGGAACCATCTGGGCTTCCTGACCGCTTCTCTTAATTTCGCCGGTTATGATCGAAAACTCAGGATCAGACTCAGCGACGAAGAAGCGAAGCAATTATACACGCCAACAGCTGACGAAGTGAACGCCGTCCTTGACCTTCTGGACGAAGAGACACACCTTGCCGCCTGTTTCGCATGTTTAGGACTCAGAAGAGGCGAGATTTGCGCACTCACCCGCGACGATATAGACGGCCTGACGGTCAGGATCACGAAGGACACGGTAAAAAACTCCTCCGGGGAATGGATTGTAAAAGCGCCCAAAACGCAGAAGTCGAGGCGAGAAGTCCAGCTTCCGAAGGAAATGCTTGACCTCCTGCCAGATGATGGAAAAATAATCAAATGCTCCCCGGACTGTATCACGAACCGCTTCGCCCGCGCCGTGAAAAAATCCGGTGTGCATCCGTTCCGGTTCCACGACCTCCGCTCCTTCTCCGCCTCCGCTATGCTGTCAGAAATAAAGGTGGCCCGGTCGACTGCAAAAGCCGTGCACGGATGGAAAACAGACAGAATGCTCGATCAACACTATGACCGGGAAATCGCGGACGTTAAACGGAAGGACGAAAAGAAAATAGTCCGATATATCTCGAAGAATATCCACATAAAGCGAAACGGGTAATTTCGTGGAAACTTCGTGGAAACTCTAAGCCGCAGATTTGCGGATTCAAGCCGCAGAATTGCGGATTCGAAAAGGCACCGAAAAACAAAAAGAACCGCATAGGTAAGCCATTTTCAGCCTACCCATGCGGTTTTCTTCATGTGCACAAAAATAAGCGGATGACGGGAATCGAACCCGCCTATTATTTGCCGCTTTGCCTTTATTCATGCGGGAATCCGTTCCCCGCGTGGAAACTTCGTGGAAACTCAGCCTCAAAGCGTCTTCAGGCATTTCCCCGAAGTGAAGCCCGAAAAGCCGCCATAATTCAGATTATACCACGTCGTCCCGGTGACTTCATCAAAGCCGCCCTTGTAGGCCAGCGTCGTGCCATTCGGAATGACCACAAGGCCGCTGTTGTGCGTCCCTGCGCCATTACGAAGCCAGCACTTCGCCGTGGTCTTTACCTTGTAAACCGGTTCCAGATACTTCGGGGAAATATAGCCGATCTTCCAGTCAGGAGTCACAACATAGCCCCATCCGGTCGCGCTCCAGCCTTTTAAGGAGACTATATCGCCCGGATGCATGTATGCTATGTGCTCGTCCTTTGCCGTTCCTCCTGCCCGTAAATGACAGGCGAGGCAATGTGCGACCTTGTAGGGCTGGCCCATGACCTTCTCTCCGTCCGTCAATACTATGGCAGTGTGTCCCTTTTGACTCGTGACCAATATATCGCCGGTTTCGAGATAGTCCGGGCTTTTACAATACTTCTCTGCGGTCAGAATGTCAACCTTCCCCGTTGCTTTGAACTTTTCAACCTCATCCCCGGTGTAGAAGTCCGCAACGTTGATTCCCGCGTATAAGGCGTCCACACGGACGAGCTTCGCGCAGTTGGTCTCGACCGGAGTCTTGACCCGTGAGCAGTCGTAATTCAGCCTTTTGGCCACGTCCGTCAGGGATAAGCAATTATTCCAGTACGAATAGCCGATATTGTTGTTATCACAAGCCGCTTGCATGTTCTTCGCGAGGAGGAGGCGGGTTTTCGGGTCTTTCGCCCGGATGACCGTCCAGCCTTTGGAATGCAGATACCACTTTTCCGTGCAGACCTCTTTCCCGGTCTGATCTCCCGGCTTCCCGCCTTCAAGCTGCCCGTTCTCGTTTATTCTTGCCGAGCCTATTAAGACAGTCATCCCTTCACCTCTTCGTCGCCCTTGTTATACTCTGCCCGACTTATGCCGACCAAAGCGCCGAGGAAGGTCGCGATGCAAGCGCACGTTCCGGTGACTTCCGGGCCATAGGGAAGGCCCCAGATTTTGGAAAGGCCGAAGTACAGCGCCCCGATTGCCGGGACTAATACCTCGCACAAAAAACGGATGATGTCGAAAGTTTTGTCTGAAAATTTCATAAGTGCCTCCTCAGATGTTTTCGTGCGGATCGTCGATGTTGACGTCCGGGTCTGGCGTGATTGCGCCGGGAGTCGTGGAAAGCGCCTCTGCGATCTCCCCGTCCGGTTTTACGTCTGCAACAAAATACCGCCATACTTTACTGGCGACCGCTTCGTCACCTTTTACCGCCCTGATCTGGAAGTATAACGCCCCCGGCTCAAAGGAAAGGGTCTGCTCCTGCGTCAGTGTTGCTGACAAAATGCACCCGTTTTCCGTCGCCTCGATCTCAGGCGTCAGGGTGAGCGGGTTTTCTACGTCCTGCCAGAAACAGAAGGTTGCGGTCGCTCCGGTCAGGTCTTCCGGGTACGTCCTTTTGATGGTCGGTGTCGTGCCTCTTCTTATCATAGCTTCCCTTCCTTCCTAAGCTTCTCAACGCGTGACTTCACGTAAGAGTTGCCGCCGTGGTTCAGATAAAACTCATATTCCTCATGGAACCGTTCAAGCTCTATCTCGTCGATAGGTTCTCCGCGCTCCACTTTTGACAGAAACGGCACGAGGTAGTTTTTCGCGTTGTCCGTTCCGAACGCGTCGATCTTGTCTTCAAGCGGTTTGAGAACCTTCTTGAATGCCTTTTTCATGAAATGCACGATTGCCCCCACGGAGACGCCAAGCGAGACCAAAAAGCCGAGCCATGTCTGGATGTCCCCTAATGTGATGTTTTCCATTCCCGCCTCCTTAGATGATGAACGTGCCGCCGATAGCGTATTGATGCCCGCTAACCGTCGTTTTCAAGTAGATGTTCCCGGCAGTGTTTACGTAGCACCCAACTGGCTCATGTGTTGACAGGTCTATCGCCTG